TATACGAGCAAGGCGTGGCTCTATGATATCTCGAAACTGTTGGCCTATGTCTTTCATAATGCTTTTCTCCTTATACCTGATAGCAAATGCCTGGCCTCTACTGACATATTATTCACAGATGTCATGGATGGTGTGTCGGGGTCTTGCCTGTTCTTATACTGGAGCGACAATTCTTGGTAACATGCTGACTCAATCTCGGGTGGCCATTCATTGTCATCGTATCCTGAATCGAACTCTACATAAAACACTCCATACCCTAATCCTTCAATGGTTTTTCTTTTTATGCCATATATATCGTAGTCATCAGCCGTTAGGTCTACGCCATCTTTCGCTACCTTGTGAATTTCGCCATGCGGCCCATACGGTAGTACGATTTTACCATGAGCACTACGATAATACGCATATCGCTTCTTCTTAATAACATCAATCCGACAAAAACGCTCTACTTGTCCTACCACACCATCAACAAGGGTGGCTATATAGCTGTCATCCTCGTTGTGATTAACACCTAATACCGTCTTAGCCCGATTAGGGGTGATGAAATCACCACCTATAACCTCAATGACATCGTGAGAGGTCGCATACGGACTTGCCTGCTTGTAATGTGTCAGGGGAGCGCCCCTGGTCGGATTTATTGCCATCTCTATTTGGTTGTTTTAGTAGCTTTAGGTGGCCTTGTCTTAGTTTTTTTTGCAGGTTCCTTCACCTCAAGTTCAGCTACACCTTTATCAACCATGTGCTGAAAGAAGTTGTTTTCGTATGAATTGCGTGCCCTGTATGGTTTATTGGGTACATATTTCCATGAACCTACACCATCATAGGATAACGCTTCGGGTTTCTTAAATTTTACAGTAATCATAGTCATATAATTATAGGGGAGGGTTTTACCCCTCCCCGTTTTTTGTTTTATTCAACCGGTCGTTCTGTGAGATGACCGAGTACACCTACCATAGAGATATGGATATTATCATCCTCTCTGTCCGCAACTCTTGCACGAACATATCTTTTGGTGGGCCTAATCGATGCAACATAAACAGCATTATCGGTATCAGCAAACTCCGGGCGCTCCTCAATCACATTAGAATCAGCAACCTTGTTGCTATCTTCAATAGTGACGGGACTGTCATTACTTTCGTAATACTGCACGCTCGGTGCTGCACCAGCAACAGTGCCTGTGGCAGTGATAGTAGCGAAGCTTTCGGCTCCTTGTGTGTCTACCGTTTCAGAGTCGATAGCACCGAGCCCCGATCCCTCCTCTTCGGTGGGAGAGATCATCCGCTTCGCATCAATTATTTGTCCTAAGCTAAAAGAAGCCATTTTTATATAAATTTAGGGTTAGTGTTTACGCAGTTTTCTTCAGTGCAACCAAGCAGTCAGAAGCCTCAAGGGGATGACCACCAATACGTGCCATGATATTAATATTGCGGACAAAAGCATCGGCCTCGCTATATATATCATCAATAACATACATGTCATTGCGGATTACCGCCTGATAAGCACGGCTGAAGTCACCATACAAAATTGGCTTGCTATTAGCATCGAAATCACCAGTTGTAACGCCGTGCATATGGTCATTGGCAGCGATATAAACCGGAGAACCCAAAAGCAGAGTCGGGCTTCCACGAGTAAAGTCAGGCTCCCACAAGTATTGTATAGCATTGTCACTCAATACTTTAGTGCGAACATACGCCCTGGTCTTACGATTGAACAACCAAGAGGCGTTACGCTGATATACTTCCAGAAGCTCTTCTTGCATCTGAATAAGTTCATTCGCATCAAGCGTGCGATCACCCAAGTCGGCAACTTTGGCTTCTTCGAGCATTCCTTTAGGCTTCTTGACACCATCGCCATTAATCATTTGCTTGGCGGCTTCGATATCGAAGTCCTCTGTCCAAGCTTGATTAATTTCAGTTGTCATATCCCATCCGCTATCCTCGAACTGCTCCATAGAGAAACCATAACGAGCTGCGGCTTTGTGAGGAGTAATCTCCACATTGCGGTACTCGGTCTTGCCTTTAGAGGCTTTGCCTGTTTCTTCTACCCATGCCACACCAGGTGTCTTTGTCCTGAGAGTACGGGTTACGCTCGGGCGGTCAGTAACCCTAACGGACACAAGCTGCATGATAGGAGATGTTTCTTGGATATTGTGAATCATATCATTAGAGAACTCAGACGGCAACAGCAAGGCTCCGGCAGACTGGACATCATAACGAACCATATTATCCGACTTCTTATCGGTATATGAGTGGTATCCTGATTTCACCTCTACGTCACCTGTCAAGTTCCGCCTGTCACCCTCACACCAGCGCTTCAACGCGTTCTTGAACGTGTCGACATGCTTGTACTTGGGTTCGCTTTCGGGGGCTTTGGAGTGTCTGGATTTCTCAAGAGAGTATTCCAGCGTGTCCATCCTTTCGTTAAGATTCTCAAGCCTTTCTTTAGATTCAGCAGAATCGGTTTTGTAGCTTGCGACCGTATCACGAAGCTCAGATGCGAGTTGCCTAAATTCGCCCTTCGCATCAGAGGGGGTTTTCACATTGGGTTCGCCCCCAGTTGGTTCGTTCGGATCGAAGCAAATATTTAAATGTTTGAACATGATATTATTTGATTTGATTAGTGATTGTTTTTAACTCACTCGCAAGGAACTTATAGTCGTCTTGAGAGTCCTGATTGCCTGGGGGCGCATCAGCTTTGGCTTTTTGCCAAATATTCCTTTTCATAAGATAAGAAAACTTGCGTGACTTCGCATCACGTATTCTTGCATGTGTATCCATAGGAAACGGAGTGATAGACACCTCCTCAAGAGCAATCTCCTTGAGTATCCTGGTACCATTTGGACCGGGTTCTGTCTTGATGGGAAAATACCCGATCGAAAGGCCGAGTGGCTTACCACGGTCATTCATAAACTTTATCTTCTCGTGGACATCCTTGACACTCTGAATGTGTATGGGCATCTCTCCTTTTACACGCAACCCCTCATCAGAGTCTTGTGCAAAGGCGACACCAGCTACCTTTTCAACGCCCCACCCGTGATCGAACATTAGATTAAACGCTCCGTCATTGTGATTTAGCGTCTGGGAGTAAGCTCCTTTGGCAACAGTGTCACCACCGAGATCGACCTCTCCGTATGCACTTGCAAGGCCGTCAAACCAACCCGACTTATCATCATCATCCTCGCCGGTATCATATGTCTTTACTTTTACAAACAGCTTGTGGGCCTTGAGTTCTGGTCTGTCTATGACTGTTAGGCGGTCTGTGGGTATAGCCACATGCACCCCCGTGTCCTCATATAAAGACTCATGCTTCCTGTAAACCTCAATAAGGGCAATGGGAGATCCCTTCGCCTTATAAACATCACCCGTTTCGGGTATAGTAACCGACTTCTCCCCAGTGCTAATGACCTTGCCCTTGACACTGCCATCCATACTGTCCCAGCAAACAAAAGAGTTTTTTTGTATCTCTTCCTCGGGTTCTTCTTCGATTTCTTCCTCGGGTTCTTCTTCGGTTTCTTGCTCGGGTTGCTCTATGACGGCACTAAGTTCAGACATGGGCACTGTTCGCACGTCATCAGTAGGCTCGGTATTCTCACCGGCAACAGCCATTATACGGACAGTAGCGAGTTCTCCATCAACACCCTCTACTTGTGCGATAAGGGTTTCGCCTTCTTCCGACACATTAACCATGTCACCCACCGTGAAAGTGGTTTCGGCGTTTTCTTGTTCGGCAATCTCCTGAAGCCTGTCTATTGTTTGATTCATTTCTTCACTAAGTGGCATTTTAAACTCCGTTTTGTTGGCCTGCCACCACACCCTCTTCAGGGCGTTTTGCGGGGGCTGGTTTGTTTGATATAATTAGTTTGTCAGCAAGCTCATCACCTGACAGTGGTAGTCCAAGCTCTTTGCGGGCATCGTTTCGGGTCATTATTGCACTATCTACAAGTTTTGCCAACCTGTCGGCTTGCGTATTTTTGTCCTCCTGAAGTGCCTCAATATTACTTTCATCAACCTTTATCTCAGGCCTGTGTTTGTAATATGGTGAACAAAAACGAGAAATAGCCCTGTATATCCTATGGGCTATTGGGATACACGCGTCAGTGTACAGTGCCTTGCGAGAATCCTTTACATTGTTATACGTCTTGTTAGCAGCATCGTTCATGAGCGAACTTGACAGACCAAACGCCATAAATATCATTCTCATGGAACTCAGTATTGCCTCAACCCACTCGGCATCATGAGGGGTTGTGGATAGGTTCTCTAATTTTAACCCGTTGGCGGCTATCTTCAACTCGTGTGACTTGTCAGCGCCAGACTGCTGTTTCCACCAGTCCTTTATTTCTTGCGCCTCTGACTCATCCATGCTTCCATCAGCAGTAGCCACAACGGGGGGCAATCCACCATTAACAGCAACATTTTTATTCCATGTTATACCCGCATTGTTCAAGTCAATCAGTTCTGCAAGAGGTACACCCGGACTCATACCCTTGAAGGGCCCCTCTAAATCGGGCTTTAGTATGGATATTATTTCATCAATGCCAAAGACCTCCTTACCCTTATTATAAAACTCATAATGGCTTATGGGCTTGTACATATCACCCTGAACGGGTGTCATATATTGTGAGGGTAGGTTCACAAAACCCAGGAGTCTTTTATCTTCAGAGAACAACGCGTGCATATATGATTCACCTGTCACCAACAGGTAAAGAACCACCTTCTCTATAAGCTCCTCTCTACTGCCACCTCTTTCAAGGGCTGACAATATCGGGTCTTTTGCCGTCTTTATAGTCTTGCCATTCTTCTCATACTCGGCATAAACAGGCATGTCTGCTATTGTCTGAGCGATGATGTTACAGGCGGCATAATAGGCGGGGTTACGTTGATATGCCTGCTCAATGAGGTTGGTTTTGTTCCACCTACTATAACCCCTCCAGTTCCTCCAAACCATCGCACTATAAGCTCTCGAAGGTAGCTCGCGCCTCTTTCGGGCTGTTCCAAACATTATGTCTTTTAATTTACTCATTTACACGACCCAATATTTCCGTTTTCCACCAGGGTATAATTTGGCGTAAAAGTGCCACAGGGCATATCGAAAAGTGTCCGCCTCGTGAGATTTAGCTCCAGTGGGGTTATCGTCTTTAGATTTATCCAATTCTCCAAATTTATCTGCCTTACATGCTGCGACGCTCCTATATACATTGTTTTCATCCTTGTCAAATCTTACCAAATCGTTTATGAGCGCCCAATTACAACACTGTATTGTGTCTTTCACATTTGGGTTAGCAGAGGGTACAACACTCCTCGTGGGTACTCCACTATCTTTAAACGCCCTTTTAACGGTTTTCCATATAGACTCTGTGGTCTGAGAGGATCGCTTGTTTTCAGTTGCATCACCACCAAGATAGATATTCATTTTGTGACCACCATATTTACCGGCAAGTACAATGGCATCTTCATATACCGTAGGCTCTGCCATCTGGTGAGAAGCTACACAGCCATATATGGGTAGCATAGACTCGCTTGTCGCCACCCTCTGCCATACTGATACAGCCCTGTACTTTACGTTAAAATCCCAAAATAAGTAAATATCTTCGGTGGGTATTATATGTAAATCATCCTTCATCTCTGGGGCTATATTAAATAAACCCAACCCCGCAAGACTGACGCGCTCACCAGACAGGAACCTCTTTAGCTGTGACCCAGTGTAGACCGTCTTTAAGAAATCGGCATATCTGTTTGCAAACTCCTTATTAGGGTTGTCGTATAAAGATATTTCATACAACACATATTTAGACCTCTCAAGAAACTCATACATCGGGTGATCTGGCTCGTCAGGCATTGACGTTATACGAATCATAGCCTTCCCAAGCCGAATACGAGATACGAATGTTTTTAAAGACTCATAATCAAAAAACGAAACCTCATCCGCCCAGCCCCACTCATATTGTACCGACTCAATGTTTTTTATAGAATCTTTTTCGGCGCTTCTGAGATGTATCCTTGTACCAAACACAGTAATAGTCATTGTTTGGCCATTGAAATGGTAGGGCCAGTTTAGTTCGACAAACAAAGGCTCTATATCCTGATAATAGATGTCCCGTGCTTGTTGAAGCGTATTAAACATTATAAGCCCCTGGCTGTCGGGTTGCTCTATTATCTGTACACAAGCGAACCTCGCACCGGAGAACGTATTGTGAGTAACAATGAAGTCACTTGTGAGGTAATGGTTGTCTTCTACGCTTATACACCGGCATTCTTCTGTTCCTTCGTGCTCAATAGAATATATCCCACGAACCCGGCCCTGTGTTGCGGCAATATTAAATTTAGACGCTTTCCGCTCTACCCAAAAGGGATTGAAAGGGGCATTTATATTTATTCTCCAAGAGTCTAAATAGCCGTCTTTGTTTCTTTTTATACGTTTTTGGGTTGATAATCCAAGGCTTCGGCACAAAAACACAAATTGACCGGCCATGACCTCTGACGTGGTACAAAAAGACCCGGTGCCGCAACCGGTATCGCATCCATCAGTGTC